GTTCCGGAATACAATAGATTGAAACACAAGTATCAAATGATGTGGGACCAGAAAGACTGCGACGGCTATTTGAAAACTGCTGCGGTGTTGGCTGCATACGTGGATCAAAGTATTTCAACCAATACCTTTTACAATCCTGCACACTTTGCAGATCGAAAAGTTCCAACCACATTGATTGCTAAAAATCTCATGCAGGCACATGTATGGGGATTGAAAACATTCTACTACAGTTTGATCAACAAGGCTGGTAGTAGACAAGAACAACGAACACCAGAAGTACACTACAACGGATTCCACAACGAACGTGAAGTGATCGAAGAAGACGAAGACTGCGAGGCATGCAAACTATGAGCAAACAACAATATAACCTAAACACTAAAACAGACTATCTTAATCGCAAGATGTTCCTTGACCCAGCAGGTCCAGTTACTATTCAACGTTTTGAAGAAGTCAAGTACAAAAAGATCGCTGACTTTGAAGCCACAGCACGTGGTTTCTTTTGGCAACCAGAAGAGATCAGTTTGACAAAAGATAGCAATGACTTCAAAGAAGCCTCAGATGCTGTCAAACACATCTTTACCAGCAACCTGCTGCGTCAAACAGCATTGGACAGTTTGCAAGGCCGCGGCCCAAGTCAAATCTTTATGCCTGTGATCAGCTTGCCTGAACTTGAAGCACTGGTCTACAACTGGACATTCTTTGAAACTAATATTCACTCAAAGAGCTACAGCCATATTATCCGTAACATCTATAATGTGCCCAAAGATGTGTTCAACACCATACATGATACACAAGAAATTGTGGATATGGCATCCAGCGTGGGCAACTATTACGAAGCACTACACAATATCAACTGCCGTAAACAAATGGGTGAAAACATTCCAGAAAAAGAGTATATCCGAGCAATCTGGATGGCTCTGCATGCTTCATATGCACTAGAAGCATTCCGCTTTATGGTTTCATTTGCTACAAGTTTGGCCATGGTCGAGAACAAGATCTTTATGGGCAATGGCAATATTATCCAATTAATCCTACAAGATGAACTGCTACACAAAGGATGGACGGCATATTTGATCAACCAAGTGGTCAAAGAAGACAACCGTTTCGTTGAAGCCAAGGCAGAATGCGAAGCTGAAGTCTATGCCTTGTACATGGATGTGATCCGTGAAGAAAAAGAGTGGGCAGATTATTTGTTTAACAAAGGGCCAGTGATTGGGTTGAATGCCAACATTCTCAAAGACTTTGTGGACTACACAGCAGTGAGCGCACTTAAAGAAATTGGAATAAAATACCAGCAAGCTGCTCCAAGATCAACACCAATCCCTTGGTTCAATAAACACGTTGATACCAGCAAAAAGCAAACAGCTCTGCAAGAAAGCGAAAGCACCAATTATGTCATAGGTGTAATGAGCGAAAATCTTGACTACGATGCTCTTCCAGCTATATAATGTATGTTTAAAGCACAGTACAAACGTAACTCGCCCTACGAAAGCTGGATTGTTATAGGAACCTATAACAGTGAACAAGCAGCCATCAGTGCTGCTCTACAGTACAAACGTAAAGGTGTGTTACTGGTCCGAGTCACGGACAAGAAAGGTGCTGTGATTTATTCAAATTAACAAAGGAAACACCATGACAGCCATTGTATGGTCAAAAGACAACTGCCCCTATTGTGATCAAGCGAAAGCATTATTGAAACAAAAAGGCATTGAGATTCAAGAAAGAAAAATAGGACACGGATATACACGAGAAGATCTCTTGGAAGCCGTGCCTGATGCAAGAACAGTGCCTCAGATTTTCTTAGATGGAAATTTGATTGGCGGATTTACAGAACTTAAAAAACATTTACAAGGATAAACATGTTAATTGACAAAGGCATATCAGAAGGTGAAGTTATTACTCTCAAACTCACAAGCGGCGAAGAAATTGTAGCCAAATTGGTAGAAGATGGAGCGACCTACTACAAACTAAAAAATCCACAGGTAATCGGCATGGGACCAAAAGGCCCAGGATTGATGCCCTATTTGTTTACAGTAGATCCTAGCAAAGAGATTAAATTGTCAAAGACAACAGTAACAGTAGCAGAAGCCACAGACAAAGCATTTGCTGACCAATTTATCCAGTCAACTACTGGCATAGCACTGGCTTAAATAATAGTTTAAGGACTGGTTATGGCAATTACATTAACAAACACAAACAGTAGACCGTTAGTTACAGGAGAGGGCACTTCGGCTAATCTTGGAGTGTCAATAGCTATTGATTACACGGCCCAGGTTAACAGAATTGCTACAGCTCTTGAAACAATTGCGTCAGCTGTTAGCGGCGATTCAACTTCGTTGGTTTCGGTGCTATCAGATTTTCTTGATTTAGCGCGGACTAATGGTATCAAAACCCAAGGTGTACATGATTGGGTACTGCTGTCTAGTGTATATAAATTGTATGTTGATGATGCTGGTGCTATCGGCCTAGCAAAACTAACTGAATACAAAGACAAGATAGAATCATTGCCAAAATCGTAATGGCTACACCAACAATAAATCCGTCCCCGTCGGCTTCAAACACAGCAGCCGGACCATTTCCACCAGTTCCGCATACTCATCCGTTTACTGCGATCACAGGCTTACGATTTGGCACCAACGGTCGTGTTGAACCAGTATACGATGCTATCAACGTCTTTGCTAATGGTGTTTTAATTGCACTCTACGATGCTGCCGCTGTTCCCGGAGCATTCACCGCCACATCGGTTCCTAGAGTAACTGTGGCAGTGGCTGTGCAGAACGTAGATGGCGATGACGATAACACTGCGGGCAAAGTAGAAGCAGATAGATTCCTTGCAGAAGGCAGGATTACCACAGAAGAACACAAAGCTATAACCACTACACCAACTCCCAAGACTGAGGGAGTAAAACCTGTAGCCCCTGTACCAGCTCGTGAGTCGGCAGCAGTTCCTGGAGATATCACTTTTGCTACAAAGTTGACACCCAATGGTACCACACTAGGTAATATGATTAAAAATGTTGCCTTCCCAAGAACCATACAACAACTGGCAGACCATAACTCTACAGTTTCAAGTGCTCAAAATGTAGTTAATAATTTAGCAGCATTGGCCTTAAATGTGTTTGAACCTATCAAGGCCAAATATCCCAATGTATTGATAACCAACAGCTTTAGACAGGGCGAAGTGCGTAACGGTCAGAAAGTACCAGATCGCGGCCAACACGGCTCGGGTCAGGCCATGGACCTACAGTTTCGAGGGGTCCCAGCTCACAGCTATTTTGATATTGCTGTATGGATCAGTAAAAATATTCCTTATGATCAACTGTTATTAGAATACATACCCGGAAAAACAGTATGGATTCATGTTAGCTTTGCTGCATCTGGTTTACCCTTCGGCGGCCAAAGTGTTAGAAAAAGCAAAGGAGTGGCCAGTACACTGGCAACTTTGAATGGGTCATCAGGTGGTAAGTTTACTCCTAATCTACATGCGGACATTATACAGAGCGCAATAACAAATAGGGTCGTACTTGCTTGATATGAAAAAATTATTTTGGAAAATACTGGGATTTCTTAGTCTAGGCATGGCCTATGTTGGAGTGATTACTCCCGGCATACCCTACAGCATATTTGTGGTGTTTGCCGCATACTGCTTTGCCAAGGGATCACCAAAGATGCATGCCTGGATCTACAATCACAAACTGTTCGGGCCATTTCTAACCAATTGGAATGAGCGCAGAGTATTCCCAAACAAGATGAAATATTTTATGTTGGCCATGATGACCAGTAGTTTGGTAATCATGTGGTTGACAGCAGTGCCTGCTCGTGGTATACTATACACAGCAGCCTTTATGTGCTTGGTGGCAGTTTGGGCCTGGAGATGGCCCGGAAGCGTAGAAGCATATGAAAAACGCATTGCAGAAGGTAAAAAAGTTGGTTGGTTTAACAATCAATTTTAAATACACACACAGATAAACATTTTTAACACAAGGAAAAAAGTAAAATGGTAACAGGAAAAGTAAAATGGTTTAACGACGCCAAAGGTTTTGGATTCATTACTCCGGACGACGGTGGCGCAGACTTATTTGCTCACTTTTCACAGATTAATTCGAGTGGCTTCAAGAGCCTACAAGAAGGACAAAGTGTAAGGTTTGAAGTAACTCAGGGTCAAAAAGGCCAACAGGCCAGCAACATCCAACCTGCTTAAACAGGTATAACAAATAAAAGTGTATCTAATACACTTTTATTTTGTTTGAAAGAATTGTAATCTCCTCAAAGTGAAGGCTGCTCATTAATCTATGCCTCGTTGCAACGCATTAACAAATCACCTCTGCTTAGATACCGACGTTAGATTCCGTCCTTGTTGTGTTTTTCTAAAGACACAAGATGCAATCACCGCCGGAGAGTTGCCTTGGAGTGAATATCGATCTAGCGAGTTTTACAAAGATGTAGAACGACAGATGGATACCGGATGGCATCCAAACTGTGAAGGTTGTAGGTTAGATGAAGAGCTCGGAAGAACCAGCACCCGAATGCAAATGAATGAAACTCTTAGTGGTGTTCCTGATATTATCGAAGACCTTGACATTTGTTTAAGTAACGAATGTAATCTAAGCTGTAAAATGTGTTCTCCCGCTGCCAGCACACGTTGGGAAAAGATTGTAGAAAAAAATACAGAACTGTCAAAGTATTGGTACTATCAACCTAACACATATGCTAATCGAAATGTAACAGACATAGTATCCGCAGTTGATTTTGCTAACGTAAAAAATATAAAGTTAATAGGTGGAGAACCTTTTATCGGTAATCACCTAGCATCGATGATTGATCTAGTAAAACATCAAACTAGTATTGATCAAATAACATTAACAGTAAGTACTAATTGCACAGTGTTTCCTAAAGACATTATCCATGATTTTGTAAAATTCAAGGGTGTGCTAGTTTGTTTAAGCGTTGACGGTATAGGAGACTTATGTGACTACATAAGAACTGGCCGCCCATGGACTAAAGTTAGCCCGGTAATTGACAACTGGATTGAACTAGCCAATCAACACTCGAACATTAACCTATGCGTATGTTTTACACTACAAGCATTAAACATACACCAATACAAAACAGTTAAAGACTGGACTGAACAACACAATATAGGTTTTCATTGTGAATTATTAAAAACACCGGTAGAGTTATCTATATACAGTTTACCTGATAGCTATATCAATGATCTCAAAGATATAGATGTTATTGATGACTATCTCAATAACTTGCTCAGCGCCGATCAAAGACACAGTCCATTAAAGTTATTGGATCTAGTATTGTCGCAAGACAAGGCTATGGGCACTGATATTACCTTGACTGTTCCTGATCTCTATCAAAGTTTAAAGAATCAAATTGAAAATAAATAAACTTGACAAACTTTAGAAATAAAGGTATACTAATAATATGAAAGCACATCAATTCATTGTAGCAGTTTTAATTGTTATATTTGTTTTGGTACATGTTTTCATGTAAGGAATTGTTGTAGAAGTCTTAAAGTAAGGCATTCTGGACGTGGGTTCGACTCCCACCAGGTCCACCATAAGGATATATGACCAAGAAGTACAATCCAATTAGCAAAGAAGAATGGATCGAAATGATCGAGTTTTCTTTAATATGCGGTTGTCTAACAACTTGGATCATGTACTGGTATAGATTTACTAACTAGTATCTTTATGATGGGCCTGCCATGGTTTCGACAGGGTGAGATAGGATAAAGATCAACACGTGGGGTCACGTAAAATACAAAAAACGTAAATGCAAACGCAGATACATTCGACTTCAGCGCAATGAGCTTCACTGGTAACACCGTTCGCGGTGCTGCTAATGAAAGCAGATTTGTCCTAGCTGCCTAAAAAACAGCGGTCCGGGGTAGGAAATACCTTGTAAACAAAACTACCAAAAAGCGACTCTAGGGTCGCTTTTTTCTTGACCTCTCCGTAGAAATACTATATACTATCTATATGACAGACGTCATATTTTTAAAAGGAATTAACTATGAAAAAATTAGCAATCGCATCCGTATTGGCCTTAGCCGCAATGTCAGCCAGCGCAGTAGAAGTTGGTGTCAATGGTACTTACAGCTGGGGAGGTCCAGTTGACCGTCCAGGTGCTGGTATCACTGTAGGTGAAAAGTTTGGCAAGATGGGTGTAACCGCTGGATTTAATCGTGCTACGAAAGACGTTGATCAAGACAAGTGGAGCCTAGTTGGTTCATATGATGTTGCTACCATTGCAAAGACTACTGTTGCAGTTAAAGCTGGTGCAGTATATCTTGCTAACACCGGTAATGTAGCAGACGGCTATGCCGCATTGGTTGGTGCTGGCGTAAGCTACCCACTTACTAAGACTGTGGCTCTAACTGCTGATTATCGTTATCAAGCAGGTCAGTCCAGAGTTAACCAGTTTGACGGTAGCACTGTTGCTTTTGGTGCCAAGTACTCGTTCTAATCTAAAATTAGATTAAAAAAGGACCTTTGGGTCCTTTTCTTTATTTAAAAAACCTATTAGCGTTATTGAAATAATTATTGAAAAAACTATTAAAATCGCTTGATTAATAGGATATATAAATGTACAATAAGTTATCAGTATAAACACTGAAGAGTTAGTTTTCAACACACACAAGGAGAAGATATGAAAACAGTTGG